GGCCGTTGGGGCCGTCGGCCAGGTCGGCCAGCAGGGTGCCATAGCCGGCGGGGTCAAAAGCGGTCACAGCGACCGCGGCCTTGCGGGGGAACACGCCGCCGGTGTCGCCGGTCAGCGCGCGGGTCATGCCCAGGGGCTTGCCGTTGCCGTCGCCGTCCACGATGGCCAGTTCCAGCCCGGTCGCGATGGCCTCGGTCAGGATAGCGCGGACATAGCGGTCCAGCCATTGCGGCCCCAGCTCCAGCATTGCCTTGCAGACGGGGATCCAGGCGCTGAGCTTCTTTTGGCCAAGCTGGATGACTTCAAAGGAGCCGGCCAGCTCATCAGTGATGGTGGCGCACAGCTCGCCCCAGCCGGCGGTACCGCTGTGGGTGCTCATCACCATCTCAACGATGGCTTCGGTGGACTGGAAGTCAATCAGGCCCAACAGCGGGTAATTGGTGCGGATGTCCTCGAAAACCATGTCGATGACGGTCTTGGGCAGCACCTTGTCCACGTTGGTCAGCGCCATCTTGGGGTTCTTGTCCAGCATCGCGGCAGCGATGGACTGGTAGTACTCGTTCTCTTCCTGGGTGAGCACGTGCACGCCGCGGCTGGCCAGGATAGTGCGGTCGGCCTGGCCGGAGGCATCCTGGCGCGCTTCCTTGAGCACTTCCTGTCGGATGTTGTCGGCAAAGGCGGTCATGGCGTTGTTCAGCTGGTCCTTGTCCTCGCCGGCCATTGCTTTGTAGAGGTCGTCCACCACTTCCTGGCGGGACTTGTTCAGGTCAAGGTTCTTCATGGGTTATTTTTCCTTTCTCATGGCCCGAAGGCGATTTTTGAAGGGCACCGGCCCTTCGGGGGAGGGTTCCGGGTCGGGATTGCCGGCGGGGGAGTGCGCGCCCTTCTGGCGCAGGTCGCGGATGGCCTGAATCTTTTCATCCAGCTGCTGAACGAGTGCCTTCACGTCATCCATCGCGGGGTTCATGTCCAGCTCCATGGAGATGGTTCCGCGGTTTTTGTCTGCGGTCATCCTGGCCATCACGGCCTTGCGGGCGCTCTGGCTGGCAGCGCGCTGCTGGGTCGGGATAATGCCGGTCGCGAAGCCCATCTCAAGCGCCTCAGCCGGGGCGATGAAGGTCTCGCGCTGCAGCATCCTTTCCAGCTCTTCCTGGGGGATTTTCAGCTTGCTCGCGTAAGAATCACGCACAACCACGCTCATTTTTTCCAGGTCGTCCGCGGCCTGGCGCATGTCATCCGCGTCGCCAATGGTCAGCGTCCAGGCGTTGTGGATGAACAGCAGGCTGGACTCGTTCATCAGCCGCTCGTCCCCGGCCATGAAAATGTTCGCCGCGGCCGAGCAGGCAAAGCCGTCGCAGACGGTGGTTACGCGGGCCTTGCTGCGCGCCAGCGCGTTGCAGATGGCCATGCCTTCTTTGACCTCACCGCCGTAGGAATTGATGAACACCCTGATCCGCTGCACATCCAGGGCGTCAATCTCCTGGACAAGGCCGTTCGCGCTGACATCCCCATCAAAAAGCGGCATCGATGTGATGTCGCCGTAGATGTAGAGGTCAGCCTCTTGCTCCGTGAAGAGCAGGTTCCAATATTTCATGTGCCTCCTTCCTTTGGAGCGTCTTCCAGCCCCTGGGCCTCATCCAGGCCGATGTAGTTCTTGGTGATGAAGTGCTTGTTCGCCCAGTCCTCGTCTATTTCCTCCTGGCCAATCAGCCGTCGGATATCGTTGACGGACTGCACGCCGGAGGAAATCAGCTTGTCAATGCTGGGCGCCATGGTCAGCAGGTCAATGTGCTTGATGGCCGTGGTGTCAATCGTCAGCCAGGTTCCCCTTCTCAAGCCGTCATAGCCGTTGCGCTTGCGGTTGATTTCCTCCTCCAGCATCACGACCAGCGGGTCCACGCAGGTGGTCAGCAGCAGGTCCATCGCGCCATCGATGCCGGCCACATCCCCGCGCATCAGCACAGGCGGGATGCCAAAGGCGCGCGCGGTGAAGTCCTGGATGTCGTCCACCAGGCTGCGGATGTCCCGGGTGGTGTCGCTGGAGTAGGTCTTCGAATCAAGCTCGTCGTATTTCTGGCCGTTCTTCAGCGGCATGACAGCGTTATCCGCCTCAAAGAAGCTCTTGAAGCGCTGCTGCAGCATCGCGAACTCTTTTTCGTCTTCCTTCCCGGCAGCCATTGCGTCCAGGGTGAAAACTCCCTTGCGCCCACGGCTCTGGCGGTAGGCGTTGATGGAGTAGCTCAGCAGCTTGGTATGTGCGATGGTGACCAGATCCAGCACCTGCTTGACGTTCTTCTCGCCCAGCGTGAAGAACAGCACATCATCGCCGTAAAAATTGCCGTCAAGCTTCCAGTCGCCGATGACCACATTGTCAAAGTGGTCTGGATAGACCGCGTACTTGCGCCGGGCATAGCTGTCCGCCACCAGGAGCTGGTCATCAATCACCAGCACCAGCGCTTCGCCTTTCAAGTAAAGCGTGCGGATGAGCTTGTGCAGGAAGGCGGAGCTTGACTGATTGATGTTGGGCTCCACGTTCCACAGGAACCATTCCTTTTCCCGGATCTGCTTGCCCTTGTGCCGCGTCTTGAACTCGCATTTCCGGATACATCCGGAAATCAGCCCCACCGCCGTCTCAAAGGCCAGCTCCCGCGCCTGGGCTTCGGCATAGAGGCTCAGCACGGCCGGGTCATTGCACCAGCCGTCCATGTCAAGGCTTACGGTGCTGCGTCCCAGGACGCCCGCCAGCCAGGAAATAAAGCCCATTGACTCACCTCTCTCAAAAGACCCACGCCTTGGGCAGGTCGTCTATGCCAGCAGCCCGCTGGGTCAGCTCGTCGTCCAGTGTCATCGCCGCCGCGAAGGCCATGAAGGGGTCTGTCTTTCGGCTCTTGCCCTCAATCTTGCCGTAGCGCAGGTTTCCGGCCTGGGTGTCTTCTTTTTTGTTTCGGATGCAGGTGTTGTTTACCGCCCAGCGCATCAGCGGGTTGTCGCCAAAGGCCAGCAGGCCCTTTTTGAACACCGAGTCAATCACCGGCGCTGCCAGGATGAGGGAGGAGGGGCGCACCATCTTCAGCCGCTTGGTATCATCGGTAAAACCCCGGCTCTCCAGCGCCTTTTTCATCAGGCTGTAGCGGTACAGGTCAATCGCTCCCCGCCGGATGTCATAGCGCCGCGCCTGCTCGTCAAGCCAGTCCATCAGCATTTCAGGGTGGATTTCCACGTCATCCACCGGCGTCAGCAGCCCCGCCTTTGCCCATTCCTGCCAGGGCGCCTTGATACGTGGCAAGTCCTTGCTGCGCAGGTTCAGCCAGCTGTGCGTAATCCAGTAGCGCATCTCGCCGTCTTTGAGAAGAACGCCGATGGACGCCATGTCACCCAGGGACGCATAGTCAATCCCGAACACCGCTTGCCTGCCTTCCAGATCCGGAACCGGCCGGCTGGCGAGCAGGATGTTCTCCCAGCTGGCCACCTCGGTCTCAGGGTTGCCGTCCGGTATGTTCATGCGCTTGGTCATGAACGCGGTGAACTGCGAGGGCGCGGCCTTCCAGTCGATGTACTCCTTGGCGATTTCCTCACGCAGGTGCGGGTTGTGCGGTAGCGAGGGATTGGCTTTCTGCCAGTTTTCCGGGTCGTGCACCTCGTCCTTGCTGTCCAGCTTGCAGATAAAAGGGAGCCAGCCGTTGTCCGGCTCAGCTCCCGAGAGGATGCCCTTGCTGCGCTCCACGTAGTGGTCCAGCGGCCCGTCACGCTCATCACCGTTTGTGGTGGCGTACAGCCGCCTGGGGTGCGGCTTTTTGCCCAAACCGGTCGTGAACACGTTGATGTTCGCGTAATCGGTATACTGGTGGATTTCGTTGAAGACCACCTGGCCGCTGCGCAGGCCGTCCTTGCCCTTGGGGTTGTTGGTGCGGTACTTCACCCGGGCCTTGGTCTTCAGCCCAATGACCTCTTCCTTGTTCCAGTAAAAGTGCTTGACCAGCTTGCGGTGGTGCTGCGGGCTGTCCAGGACATCGAGCATGTCGTCCACCGGCGCCTTCGCCTGGATTTCGCTGTTGGCGCAGATGTCCACGTCATAGCGTGGCACCGGGTTGTAGGGGGATGCCAGGCAGAAGGCCTGAAAGCCGATGTATCCGTCCTTGCCGGCCCCACGCCCGATTAGTAAAAAGAGGTCCGGCCACCGTGGCAGCCCGTCCGCGCGAAAGGTGCACAGGTTCAGCGCCAGTACGAACTTTTCCCAGGCGAACAGCGTAAAAGGGTAGTACCGCTGAAGGCTCAGGTACTTGTCCAGCAGCTCGCCGTCTGTCCGGATGTCTTCCTCGGCGAAAACCCTGCGAACCTGCGCGCACAGTTGATGCTGCTCCCTGCAGGCCCTGATCGCGCCATCCTCCACCATCGCCAGGTATTCCTCAATGACAGGGTGCGACGTATTAGCGGCCTTGATTTTTGCCGATTCCTTCCCAGCCTTCGCGTCAGAGCTCATCCTCATCACCACCGCCCTGTGACGGCTTGATGCCAATCTCGGACAGCAGCTTGAGCATCTGCGAGTTCACCCGGGTCAGCTGATCCACCGAGTCGTTCTTCTTGGCGACCATGAAGCCGTTCCCGGTCATGGTTTCCACCAGCACGCCGCGCTTGTGGATGTCCTCAATCAACAGTTCCTTGATGGACCACATGTTCATGTAGTCCTCAACCAGGCTGGTGTACTGTTCGCCAACGATGTCATTGCGCTGCAGCTGGTTGAGCAGGTCGCGCTTCACCGCCTCATACACACGGGTTTGCTCGGGTCGGGCATCGCCTGGCTTTGTTGCCGGCTTCACGGCGGATTTTGCAGCTGTCTTTGAAGTAGGCTTAGTTTCTGGCATGGTTTCCGGCACAGTCTTTGCCCTGGCCATTCGCTACCCCCTTCCTCGCACGCGCGATTCTCTCTCTTGTCCTGCAGGATGAACGGTCTTGGTGGTGGCATTAATTTCCGGATTATTTGACCGGGGGCTACCACCGCTCGGGAGTGAGGGGTATCCTGGGCGCGTGTGCGGCGCCGTGGACTTCCTCGTGACACTTGTTGCACAGGCTTACCAGCTGACGCACGCCGTCTACCCATGTATCAAGTGCCAGGTCAGGCCGCTTCTTCAGCTCCTTCACATGGTGGACCATCTGCGCGCGCCGGTACCTGCCTCTCTGCTTGCAGTGCTGGCACTCGTGCTTATCATGGCGAAGCACTTCATCGCGCTTGCGCTGCCATGTCCAGCTCCGATAGAAGCGCTTGGCTTCAGCCTCGGTCATGCTCATCGCCAGCCTTTGATTTTTGTGCGCCTTTGTTTGTTGGGACGGGGGGTATGCTGACAGGGGTCATCGCCAATTCAGGTAATCATCCTTAATCGCCTTGTAGCAGGGGATGAACTCCTGCCGGATCCGCGCCAGGCTGCCGTCGTCATTTATAAAAGCCTCCACCAGCCAGCCGCCCAGGTGCGCGCTGATTTGTTTGCTGCGCATCCAGGGTGTCTGCGCCTGTGTGGTCGCGGACTGGAATACATGGATGTTCCGGTAGAACAGATACTCGGCTTTATGGTAGTTTCCAATTGCCAGGATGCGCGGCTTCTCGTTGCTGGACATCGCGTCAATCATCTTCTGAGGCTTGTAGGAGAGGGCGTAGGCGCTGCCGTCCCATGGGTGCCGCAGCTCCAGCGTGCAGCCATCGGTCAGCTCCACCACCGCGGCGGATTGCCCGATGTACACCATGTCCTCGCGCAGCCCGGATATCTGCGGGCCGATGTCCAGGCCGACGTGCTTGATGAAGGCGTGGTCGTGGTTGCCCAAGATGTACTTGGTGGTGATGCCGGGACGCCTGGGGTAGACCCGGACAATCTCGGCGATGTGGTCATCCGCGCCCTGGGTATAGCACTCGTATTGGTGCCCGGGCCGCATGCGCTCGCCCTCATCCAGGTCGCCGGTATGGTAGACGGTGCTGATGCCCTCCCGGGCATAGAGGTCATACAGCTCATGCAGGAAGGTCAGCTGCGTGTACTTGCTGTTGATGTGGCAGTCGCCGGTCAACCCAAAGCGAATGACGTTCTCCCCGCGCCAGGTCTCCTTGACGCGGTTTTCCTGCACCGGCAGGATTTTGGAAATCTGAAAAAAACCGTCAATTTCCCGGACGTTGAAACCCTCGGCCTTCAGGTCCGCGACCATCGCGCTGGCAACGCGCTCGCTTACGCGCAGCTGCTTAGACAGAGTTCCCAGGTCAGCGCCGCGCTCAAGAAGCCTCATCAGCGCCTCGGCCGGGTCCTTGGCCTTGTCTGGCTGCTGGCCGCGGTTGCGGTTGACGCGGTCCATGGCGTTCCTGCAGGTGCGGATGACCTGCTCCATGCTGCGCCCCTTGAAATGCGCGGCGTGGTGCTTCTGGATAAGTTTTCCAACCTCAGGCCAGTTCTTACCGCCATCCCGCAGCCGCGCGACGTCCAGGAGGATTTCGTCAGGGATTAGAGGTGGTTTCATCATTCCCCCTTGAAGGTGATTTCATCCTGCCCTTCCGGGTGCGTCGCGGCTTCGTGCCCGCGGACATAGCCGCGCTCAAAGCAGATCAGGCCCACGCCGTAGCAGCTCAGCGCCAGGATGCCCATGCCGATGACCGCCGCCCAGATGATGTCCATCGTGCCCTCCGGATTGGATTTTGATAAAAAAACGCCTGTTTTTCCCAGCCGGTTTCGCTTTGTAACCGTTTGGATTTTCGCTTCAGCCCCGCCTCACTGAAGCACGCGCGTGGCGTCTCTACGCAAACAGCGCCCCGCCGCCCGCGGAAGGAGAAAGACCGCAGCGGCACACACAAATATGGTGTAAAAAAGCCCGCTTGTTTTGCGGACTTCTAGACGGTACCAGTATAGCACAGTAAATACTGTCATTTACTGTCCTCTTTTATATCAGCCGATGTATAAACGCGAAAACTCCGCGAGAGCGTAACCGTGCAGTCGATGCACATGCTTTTCCTCGTAGCGCATCTCAAGCATAATCCGCTCCCAGCGCCAGCCATTGAGGTAGCGGTATCGCAGTACATCCCTGTACCTGCTGTCCTTGATGCGGGATATGAGGGCTTCCGCCAAACGGGTCTGGTCCACCAGCCTGTCAATCTCTTTATCCAGGTCACCCTCCAGGTCAATCAGCCGGCAGACCGCTTCCTCCACCCTGCTGGCCTGGTTGGTGCCGCCGATGCGCCTGGCTTCCTTGCTGCCGGTTCCCTGCATGGCCATATCAAAGTAGTGTTGACGGCGCTCCATCAGCGCGTTGATGCGCCGCTCATTCTCCCTGATTCCGCGTAAAAATTCCTTCGCTGTCATGCCTCAGCCCTCACTTCTGTAATTCGCGCCTTCAGCGCATCCATCAGCGCGTCCTGCGTATCCTGCTTGCCGGACAGCGCCTTGGCAACGGCTTCATCCATGCCGCCTTGAACCAGCAACCGATGCACAATGACAGGCCGCTCCTGCCCCTGCCGGTGCAGCCGGGCATTGGCCTGCAGGTACAGCTCCAGGCTCCAGGACAGGGTGAACCAGATGATGTGGTGGCCGCCTTGCTGCAGGTTCAGCCCATACGCGCAGCTGGCGGGGTGCGCCAGCAGAACATCAAGCTTCCCGGCGTTCCAGTCCTCCGCGTCCTGGGCGCCCTGGTAGATACGCACCTGGATGCCCGGCCGAAGCTTCTGCAGCCCATCAACCAGCCGTGGCACCTCATGCTTGTAGCCGTAGAACAGCAGCGCAGGCGCGCCGTCCAGGCTGTCCACCAACTCAATCAGCGCGTCCAGCTTGCAGTCGTGCATACTGGCAGTGCCGCTCTCCTCGGTATAGGCCGCTCCGGAACACAGTTGCAGCAGCTTGTTGGTCAGCACGGCGGCGCTCGCTGCGGTGATGGTTTCCTCGCCCAGGCTCAGGACCATGTCCCGCTCCATCGCCCGGTAGGCAGCAGTCGCCTTCGCGTCCAGCATGACCGGAATGTCATCGGTGATCAGGTCGGGCATCTGCAGGTAGTCTGCGGCGGACAGGCTGATGCTGATATCCCGGATGGATTCCCGCACCCTCTCCTCACTGCCCGGCAGCGGTTTGTACTCGTGCGTGTAGGGGTTGTGGGTGAAGTACTGCGCGCGGTAGCTGGTGATGCTGCGGCCAAGGCGCTTCCCGCGGTCCAGAAGATAGATCTGGCTCCACAGGTCCGCGATGCCGCCGGGCGCCGGCGTCCCGGTCAGGCCAACAACACGTCGGATAGAAGGCAGCACCGCCTTCAAGGCACGGAAGCGCTTCGCCGCGTGGTTCTTGAAGCTGGTCAGCTCATCGATGACAACCATGTCAAAGGGCCAGCCCTCCCGAAGCAGCCGCACCAGCCACGCGACATTGTCCCGGTTGATGACATAGATATCCGCGTTCTGCCGCAGGGCGGCCAGGCGCTCTTTCTCGATGCCAAGAACCCGGGATAACCGGAGGCCTTTAAGGTGGTCCCATTTTGCAGCCTCGTTGGTCCAGGTGGCTTCCGCGACCTTCAGCGGCGCAATCACCAGGACGCGATGCACCTGGAAGAACTCATACTTCAGCCGGCGAATGGCGCTCAGGGTGATGACCGACTTCCCGAGACCCATTTCAAGATATAGGGCGATGGACGGCTCCGCGATGATCCGCTGCTCGCAGAACTGCTGGTAGGGGTGCGGCTTATACTCCATGCTTGCCCTCCAGCCGGCCGCGGATGCAGGCCACCAGGGCTTCCGCGCCTTCCAGGCCATGCACCAGGCGTACGTCCGCGCCCTTGCAGGCCATCCTCCGCTGCTGGCGGTCCTGCAGCGGGGTGGTCCGGCCAAAGCCCGTCTTCAGCTCGGCAAAGATGACATGGCCGCCTGGCAGGACGATGATCCGGTCCGGCACGCCATCATTGCCCGGTGACACAAACTTGTAGTACAGGCAGCCCAGGGCCTTGACCTGCCGCCCCAGCCACGCCTCGATTTGCTTCTCAGTCATGCCATTCACCCCTCATCCATCGCTCCCAGTTTTCGGAAAACCAGTAATACAGCGCATTCTTCAGCCCGACAGTGTATGGCAGGTAATGTGTCTCGCCATAGGTCATCTCGACATGCCAGATAATTCGTGCTTTTTCCATATCCCAGAAAACCGGCACCGCGTTTACAGATGGGTGCAGTTTCCTTTTCCTCGGCATTCTGGACGTATACTCCTGTACTACGCCGCTGTCTCTTACCAAACGCTCAAAATAAGGGTCTGTCCGATACAGCCTTATCCATGTTCCTTTTTTGCACACCATACTCCTTCCTCGCGTGCGCGCACGCGCGTACGCGTACACTCTCGCTGATTAGGCGTTTTTGAGGTTTTCACCTGCTGCCTAACGTACCTAAATCCTCTATTTTTACCTTCCAGGGAAATATTTGTCACTTTAGACACCATTACATCATTTTTACTGATGCAGTAAGGGTTTACGGCGGTGACAAACCCGGTGACAAATGCCGTTTTTCTGTCACTCTCTGTCACCGCGCCATGGTGACAAACTTTTGATTTGTCACCACTGTTTGTCACCATGTCACCATGCGCAGATTTCACTGGTTTTTCCTCACAAAGCCGCGGGTTTTACCACAATATCCAAAACTTACAGCCCTGGTGTCTTCCCAGTCACCGGTGCTGCGAATAATGCGGTTGATATCGCGCACGTCGTTGGGTTTCATGTTCTTCAGGTCGCCGTTCAGGCACTCCAGGAAGACCTCCTGGGCGCACACGCGGTCGCGGGGCACCAGGTCCACCTTGCCGCCGTCCGGCATGACCTCCTTGTTCCCGCCGGCGGCCCAGAGCTTGCGCGCGGGCAAATCCATGTGCAGCCAGTCCACGGGCACCTGGCGCTCAAGGAAGCCGCGGATGATGCCCTCGCGGGTGTTCGGGGTGTTGTGCAGCTCCTGCTGCCGCGCGGCCTCCATGGCCACTTCCCCGGTCAGGTACAGCGGCTCGCCCAGCTGCCAGCGCGCGTAGGCCTCCGCCCAGATCTGCTGCTTTTCCTCCTCCAGCTGCTCCCAGATGTCCTTGGTGGGCTGCTGCGCCAGCACGTCAATGGGCAGGAAGCGGCGGTTGCCGGTCGGGTCACTCAGGTACTCAAAGTCATTGGAGGTGCCCCAGAAGACGCAGCGCCGCGGGCGGTGCTCCACCACCTTGCCGTAGGCGGCGCGGTAGTCATCCGCCTCCTGGGAGAGGAAGGTCTTCACGCGGTTGATGTCGGTGCGGTACAGGGCGCTCAGCTCCGCGATTTCCACGAACAGCTTGCCCTGGATGACCTCCGCGGCGCTTTTGCCTTCAAAGTCGGTTACGCCGTCGGTGTACAGGTCGTGGATGGCCAGCTTGCGGATGAAGGTGGATTTGCCGGCGCCCTGGTGCCCGGTGAGCACGCACATGGTGTCAAACTTCACCGGGCGCTCGCTCATGGACCGGGCCACGGCGGCCACCAGCATCATGCGCGTCACGCGGCGGGTGTAGGGCGTGTCCGCGGCGCCCAGGTAGTCTATCAGGAGGGTGTCCAGGCGCCTCTCGCCGTCCCAGGCCTGCGCAGTCAGGTACTCACGGATGGGGTGCACGCCGTAGGTCACCGCGTGCCCGCGCAACGCGTCGTTGATCATGCCGTCATGGCGGATGCCCAGCAGCGCCTCGGTGTAGGTGCGCAGGCCGCCGTCATCGTCCTCGGTCCAGATGAACTCGGCGTCCTCGTCCGCGCGCTGGTTCCAGGGCAGCGGCGCGCGGCCCAGGATCTGCCCGGAGAAGAGGTTGCGGTAGATGCGCCCCTTCAGCCGCGGGTCGCCCGCGAGCATCTGCAGCACGTTGGTGGCGACCTTGGCCGGGCGCCCGGTGCGCGGGTCCGTCTGCAGGCGGCTCATCCAGCTGGCGGAGTCCGCGTCCTCCGGCGCCGCGAAGTCCACGGTCGCCTGGTTGTAGCGCTCCAGCTGCACTGCCTTGAGCACGGCGGGCAGGCCCATGGCCAGCTCGCACATCTTCTGGTAGGAGGGCAGGCGGTTGACCGGTGACCCAGGCGCGGCGTCGTCATCATCGTGGCCGAACAGGTGGATGCGCACCAGGTCAAAGGCGTTCACGCCGCGGTCGCCCACCGGGTCGGTGGCGTGGTGGCTGCACAGGTAGCGGTTCTCATCGTAGACGATGGCGCCGCCCGTGGTGCTGCCGCCGGCATAGGTGAAACGGTTCGGGTCTCCCTCCACCGGCAGGTAGGTGTCCGGGAGGAAGGCCGCCATCGCGTCGGTGATGGTGTACTCGCGGTTGAACGCGCCGATGGGCCCGGTCTTCTGTGTGGGGTCCGGCTTCCTGCTGGCGGAAACCCGCGGGGTGTCGCCGGTCCCGGGCACGGTCGGCCAGCTGCGCACGTCGCGCCAGTTCTCATAGGCCTGCAGCA